CATGCCGCCGCTTATTTGTGGATGCTTGATGCTGTCGAGCGTCACCCGGATGTGTTGGCAAGGGAGGCCGTCAATGCGTGACCTCACCATGGCGGAGATTATCGCCGCCCTACAACCGGAGAAAGCCGATGAATGAGCATGGCAAGACGTGGTGGGAAGGTTATAACGCAGGCCACTCAGATGCGTTGGAGGAGGCGCGGACACTCTGCAAGGCAATCGTCCGAGCTTACGATGACGAAGCACACGAAAAATTTAAGCGTCCCGGCGAGTTTATCGCCGGGGCGAAATCGTCAGCAGCCGAAGAATGCGAAGGTGCAATCCGCGCCCTAATCGACGCGCCCAAGATGCCGTGAATTGTTTGCGTTTTCCGCAAAGAAGTCCGTTGTCGCTCACGAAAGGAGGACGCAGCATGAATAGCTGGATCATTGTCAACGCCGAAACCGGCGAAGCCGTGATGGAGACCTGGGACAGCACGTTAATCCCTAAGCTGCGGATGCAGTATCAAGCCGTCCCAGCGCGCAAATATCTGGAAGACCTTAACGCTAAAATCAAACGGGAGAACCAAGAATGATCAACCTACAACGAACCGGCGACGCGACGAGCGACGCCATCAAGGTGCTGCTTTACGGCGGCCCAGGTGTTGGCAAGACCAGCCAAGCCGCGACGCTGCCGGATCCTGTCATCCTGTCAGCGGAGGCCGGTCTGCTGTCCATCGCCGATGCGAACCTGCCGTTCGTCGTCATTAAGAGTATGGACGATCTGCGCGAAGCCTATTCTTGGCTGATCAATTCAGACGAGGCCAAGGCGTTTAAGACCGTCATGCTGGACAGCATATCCGAGATTGCAGAAGTCTGCCTCGCCACCGAAAAGGCGAAGGCGAAGGATCCGCGCCAAGCGTATGGCGAAATGCAGACGACTATGACCGAAGTCGTCCGCCTGTTCCGCGACATCCCAGACAAGCACGTTGTCTTCACTGCCAAGATGGAGAAGGCGACCGACGAAATGGGCCGGATGCTCTACAGCCCGTCCATGCCCGGCAATAAGACGGCTCAGGCTTTGCCGTATTTCTTCGACGAGGTTCTGGCGCTGCGGGTTGAGAAGGACGCCGACGGCCATCCTCAGCGCGGCATCATGGCCCAGCCGGACGGATTGTGGACCGCCAAGGACCGCAGCGGGAAATTAGACGCTTGGGAGCCTGCGCACCTGGGCGACATCATCAAGAAAATTGGAGGATAATATGAACCTGGACCTGGACACCGCCGCTGCTGAATGGATGGAGGCCAAGGCGGCAGAGCGCGCAGCAGTAAGCCGCCGCAGACTGCTAGAAGACCACATCGCAAGCCTTCTAGGCGTCGCTGAGACGCTTGAAGGCACCGAGCGGACTGAGACTGACGGCGGACACAAGATCAAGCTGACGGGTCGCATGAGCCGCAAGGTGGACACGCATCTGGCTGCTGAAGTCGCCGCAGAATATGGCCTGGAGGAGCATCTCGACAAGCTGTTCCGCTGGAAGCCGGAAATTAATATGAGCGCCTGGAAGGCGACCCCAGAAAGCATCACGCGCCCATTCTTAAACGCTATCACCACGACGCCATCCCGCGTCTCATTCACCATCGAAAAGGAGTAACCACGATGGCTTTTCTCGACACTGCAATCAGCATGGACGACATCCCGAAGGACGAAGGCGAAGGCTTGTTCGAGCCGATTCCGGCTGGGACTTACGAAGCCATTCTACAAGGCGTCGATCTGCGCACGACTAAAGCCGGGACAGGTCAATATCTGGCCTGTCGTCTCGACGTGACCGGCCCGACGCACCAGGGCCGGGTTCTGTGGGCGAACGTCAACATCGCGAACCCGAACCCGACTGCCGAAGGAATTGGCCGTCGCCAGCTTGGCGAACTGATGAAAGCGGCTGGGATCCAGTCTGTCCAGGACACCGACCAACTGCTCGGCGGTCGGCTGTCTCTGGGCGTTCAGATCAAGGAAGACGAAAAGTACGGCAAGCGCAATGAGGTCAAAAAGATGGCCGCCAAGCCAGGGGGCGCATCAGCCGCTCCAATGCCGTCCGCATCCGGCGCTAAATCGTCTGCTCCGCCGTGGGCCGCAAAGAAAGAGGCAGTGGCAGAAGAAGACATTCCGTTTTGATAAGGGGGGCCGGGGGGAAACTCCCGGCCATTTTTTTATGGCACCTATTCCACCACCGAACGACCGCATCGCAGCGGCCATTGACGAACATCACGAGGCACGCCAGGACGCGCCGAGACCGCACCTGGGCGCGTCTATGCTTGGCCACCACTGCGACCGCTGGATCTGGCTGAACTTCCGCTGGGCGGTGCGCGAGAGCTTCCCAGGCCGCATCAGACGGCTATTCAGGCGCGGACACTCCGAGGAAGCCGTTATGGTCGCCGACCTGAAGGCCATAGGCATCAATTTAACGAAGACCGAATACGAGCAGACGCGGATCGACTTCGGACACCATATCGGCGGATCCGTCGATGGCATCATCGAGGGTGGCATCCCAGGTGCGGAGGGAGTGCGGCACATTGCAGAGTTCAAGACACACAATAAGCGGTCATTCGATGACCTGATTAAAAAGGGCGTCCATCAATCCAAGCCGATCCACTGGAGCCAAGTGCAGTTGTATATGCACGGCACCAACATCGAGCGAGCGCTCTATGTGGCCGTCTGCAAGGATGATGACCGCCTCTACTCCGAACGCATCAAATATGACAAGGATGCGGCGGAGAAGCTGCTGGAGCGCGGTCGCAGGATTGCCTTGGCCGAACGTATGCCGGAGCCTATATCGGCGGATCCGTCCTGGTATCAATGCCGGATGTGTAGTGCGCAGGAGTTCTGTCACTCGTCCAAGCTGACACAAGAAATCAACTGCCGGACCTGCGCGCACTCTACGCCTACCTCCGATGGAAAATGGGCTTGCGCTCGATGGGGTGCAGATCATGTCGAGGTCGAGCATCAAGTCACCGGATGCCACGCGCATGTGCTTCACCCTGATCTGGTGCCGTGGGATCGACGAGCATCAAACGATCCGAATGAAGCGGTTTATGTGATTGAAGGCCAGGAGGTGCGAAACGGCGAAGGCGACGCCTTCACATTCTCCAGCCGCGAACTAATCGAGGGCCGCGAAGCCTGCGTCAGCCATCTGGTGCGCGAGGCCAAGCGCGTCTTCCCTGACGCCAAGATGGAGGTGAAAGATGCTGCGACGGTATCAACAGAAGGCGATTGACGATCTGTACGGGTGGTTTGCCGTCAATCCAGACGGCCACCCATGCCTGGAACTGCCGACCGGATCCGGCAAGTCGCATATTGTGGCGGCGCTGTGCCAGGACGCGATTCAGACTTGGCCGGAAACGCGGATACTGATGCTGACGCACGTCAAGGAATTGATCCGTCAGAACGCCGAGAAGATGCTGCTTCATTGGCCGGATGCGCCGCTGGGAGTCTATTCGGCTGGCCTGAAGCGTCGCGAGATGGGCCGATCAATTACTTTCGCAGGCATCCAGTCCGTTCGCCAGCGAGCGGCGGAGATAGGCCATATCGACCTTGTGATCGTGGACGAGTGCCACCTAGTCAACCATGCGCAGGAAGGCGGCTATCGCAGGCTGATCGACGATCTAGCGTCCATCAATCCGGCGCTGCGCGTCATCGGACTGACCGCGACGCCATATCGGCTCGGACATGGGCTGATTACCGACGCGCCTGCGCTGTTCTCCGACCTGATCCAGCCGACCAGCATCGAGGAACTGATCGCGCTGAAATATCTGGCCCCGCTGCGCTCGAAACGCACCGACCTGCGCATCAGCACGGCTGGCGTGCGCAAGCGCGGCGGCGAATACCGCGAAGACGATCTGATCGAAGCGATGGAGAAATTTGACACGCCGGGCGCGGTTGACGAGGCGCTCAGACGGGCCTCAGATCGCCGCTCAATGCTGTTCTTCTGCACTGGCGTTGACCATGCCCGGATGGTGCGCGACCTGCTCAGAGAGCGCGGAATCACGGCGGAAACGGTGCTTGGATCAACGCCAGCCGCAGAGCGTGATCAAATCCTGTCCGACTTCAAGGCCGGGCGGATCCAGGCGCTGACGAACGCCAACGTGCTGACGACCGGCTTCGACCACCCGGACCTTGATTGCATCGTCTTTCTGCGGCCCACCCTATCGGTCAGCCTCTATGTCCAGATGGCCGGACGCGGGATGCGCATCAAGAGCCACTGCGACGACTGTCTGGTGCTGGACTTTGCCGGTCTGGTAGCGACGCATGGTCCGATCACGCAGGTCGATCCGGGCCGCAAAAAGGGCAGAGGCGACGCGCCGGTCAAGGTCTGCGACCACTGCCAGGAGGTCAATCATCTGTCGGCGACCGAATGCGTCGCCTGTGGCGAGCCATTCCCGGAGCCAGTCGCCAAGCCGCTGCGGCTGCACGACGACGACATCATGGCCCCAGCGAACGAGATGGAGGTCACGCGATGGACGTGGCGCGTCGAAACCAGCCGGACATCGGGCCGGGAGATGCTGACGGTCAGCTATTACCGCGACATATTCGAAAATCCGATCAAGGAGTTCATCACGCTTGGATATCCTGGATATGCGGGCCAGAAGGCGGCTCAAACGATTGCCAGCATTATCCGTCAATCCGGCGCTGACATCGAGGCCAGCGGCTTGCATGAGGCCGTCCACGCGCTGAATAATAGCAGACCGCCAGCGTCCATCTCATATGAGCGCGACGGCAGATATAAAAGGGTAAAGTCGAGAACATGGAAAAAGCACGAACAGAACACGCCGAACAGGTCGATTTCGTCCGATGGTTTAGACTCTCATATCCAGAGGTTCTAATTTTCGCCATTCCGAACGGCGGTCATCGCTCGCCATCAACGGCCAATCGGCTGAAAGCCGAAGGCGTCGTGCGAGGCATCCCGGATCTTTATATTCCAGCCTGGGGATTGTGGGTCGAGATGAAACGGACCAAGGGTGGCTCGGTCTCCGCAGACCAGAAGTCGATGATGGCCTATCTAGAGAAATACTGCCGACATCAGACCATCGTTGCCAAAGGCTCTGACCACGCGCAGGAACAGATCGCCCACTTTGTGCAGCGGTTGGAAAAATGGTAGGCATAACCAAGCGCGGGTTATCCTTTCCTCGCGCCGGTCGCGCTCGTCCAGGGAGGAATCTCCCGCCACCCTGGGCGAGCCGCTGATCTGACCCCCTGAAATTATTTTCATATAATCTGCATTTTTATGTTTGCATCCTGAATGTTAATGAAATACAACATAGAGACTGAAACGTAACACCACACGGGAGACGAAAGATGAACATCAAGCCAGACGCCCGCACAATAGCTGACGCCCGCGAAATTTATAGTGAACTAATCGAGTGCGGATACGCGCCCGAAACCGCGAGATACCTGGCTCGCCGAGAGGCTGAAGACAATTTCTTTGCGCGGCAGGATATCAGCTACAGCGCCGGGCTTGCGGCGCTGGAGGATGCGCAATGAATATCAGCATCCATAACGTCACCGACATCACCATCGAAAATGTCGGAAAGGCCAAGAACGGCACCACATGGCGGTCCATCAAGATCAAGGGCCGGGGCGGTGTCCATGAAGTCGTTCTGTTCGCCGACATGGATGACGCCGAGAACCTTGAAATCACACTGGGAGAGCAACAATGAGCCAATGCGCTGAATGTCTCGGCGAAGGCCGGGTCGTCACTGAGACTGGCGTGGCTGACTGGAGTCACGGTGGATACATCCGGGAGAGCCTGATTGACTGCCCGGATTGTTCCGGGTCCGGCGAAGTGGAGGTTGAAGATGTTTGAGACAGCCTTTTTGTGCATGGCAATGGCCGTTTACTTCGAGGCCCGGTCAGAACCAGAGGCCGGGCAGCGTCAGGTGGTTCATGTGATCGAGAACCGAGTGGCTCATGGAGCGTGGCCGAACGATGCCTGCGCCGTGGTTAAGGATCCAGCCGCATTTAGTTTCTATTCTGACGGGCTGCCAGAGACCATCACCGACAAAGCGGCCTGGGAAACGGCTCAGAGGGCCGTGCGCGAGGCATGGGCAAACCCTTGGGAGAATATGGGCGCGACGCACTACCACGCCTCCTACGTCGCCCCAGGCTGGGCCAAGCGGATGCGCCGCATTGACCAGATTGGGAACCACATTTTCTATTCGGAGGACAGCCGATGAGCATCACACAAAAAGCGTCAATCATGGCTGACGAGGGAATATCGGCAGAGGACAT